ATGGAACCCCTTCGTGAAATAAGAAATCGGCTGCTTAACGGCTGGCAATTATCAAAAATGCATACTTTTGAAGTGGCTGCCAGGCATCAGTCCTTCGCCCTGGCGGCAGAGGAATTGTCGCTGAGCCCCAGTGCGGTAAGTCACCGTATCAATCAGCTGGAAGAAGAATTGGGCATTCAGTTGTTTGTTCGTTCCCATCGCAAAGTGGAATTAACGCACGAGGGGAAACGTGTTTATTGGGCGCTAAAATCGTCGCTGGATACCCTGAACCAGGAAATTCTTGATATCAAAAATCAGGAGTTATCGGGAACGTTAACTCTGTATTCCCGGCCCTCTATCGCCCAATGCTGGTTGGTGCCCGCATTAGGTGACTTTACACGCCGGTATCTAACAGTAAAAGCCGCCGGGGTATGGGCGGGGGGCATTGAAACACCTTCGGTGGAAACTCCATCGGAAGGCTCTAAATTTTTTGGTTTTGACATGGATAACGAATTCATCAGTGGTTTTGATGTAGGGGCATGGGGAGTATTACTCTGATGGCGAAAAATGACTTTAAAGCGTTTGCAACTGATCGAAATGCCAATGTTATGTCGCAGGAGGAATGGGAAGCGTTGCCTGCGCTTATATCCGGATTTACAGCAGGGAAAGCATCCAGTGCGCAAGTCAATAAGGTTATTCGGCAGGCCAGCTTTATTGCTGCAGCTCTGGCCCAGTTTGTAAGTGATAAAACGCAACGGGATGTGCTTGATAATGGTGATCTGCCCGGTTTTGTTGAATTGCTGGGATCGGGGTTTGCTGTTGAATACCTGAGCCGCAAGAATCCGTTTGGTGATATCAAATCGGATGGCACGGTGAAAACAGCTCTCGAAAACCTTGGTTTGGGAGAAGCGGCAACGAGGAACGTCGGAACGGATACCGGGCAAGTACCAGATATGAGTAGTTTTACAACGGGGCACTCTGGAGCAGCAGACTGGCCGATTCCTAAATCTGGATGGAGTAAGGGGCCGGATGGGGTAATTACACAATGGGGTATTTTCGGTTTCCCCGTTGGACAGACAGGGACGAATGTTGTTTTCCCGCTACCTTTCCCCGCGCGGGTCGAATCAATTACACTGACAATGGCAGATATCCAGGAGTCTCTGCTTTCTCCAGCAACCATGCCTGCTTATGGAGTTAACTCAACTGGTACTTCAAGAACGGGTTTTACAGCCCGTATGTCAGGCGCCGGTGGGTTTAATCTTTGCTATATAGCGAAAGGGAGATAACAGAATGAATAAAGTTAAAAGTGTTTACAGCCCGTCCGAAAATGCAATCTACAACGCAGCGCTATATGAAAGTTATATCAAGGAGGGGACATGGCCGCAGGATGGTATTGAAATCAGCGATGAGGATGCTGTCAGATTTAATGGGGGAAATAAGCCAACAGGAAAAATGCTGGGAATGGTTTCAGGGACCCTTGCATGGGTTGATGAGCCGCCGCTTTCACCAGAACAGAAAATATCAGATGCAGAAAACATGAAAGCCACATTTCGTGCAAAAGCTGACAGTGAAATATCCTGGCGTCAGGATGCTGTTGATGCTGGTATCGCAACTGATGAAGAAACTTCAACTCTCACCCAATGGAAGAAATACCGTGTGCTGCTGATGCGTGTTGATACGTCAACAGCACCCGATATTGAATGGCCTACGCCTCCGGCAGCTCAGGCCAGATGACATCAGGCGCGGTGCTGGTATCTGTTGCCGTCACCGCGTCAATGTAATCCAGCACGACGTTAAGTCGGGTTGTTTCTGCCTGCGTCAGTTTCCGCCCGGCCTGTAATTTCAGCTGAATCAGACTAATGGAAGCCATTGCTGCATCAATCAGTGACTGGCGCTGTGCTTCTGCCGCGTCTACTGCGGCACTGTGTTGTGCCTCAGTGTCTGTCACCCATTTCTCACCATCCCATTTATCGTATGGCGTTAACGGGGCGATAGTGGTTGTATTTTCGGGGTAATCACCCGGAGTTGTGATTTCTTTGGCGTCTCCCGTTTCGGTGTTATAGACGATTTCACCGCGATGGTCTGGCACATATTCCCATGAGTTTAAATCTGCCGAACGGCAGATTGCATAACCAGCCTTATGTATACCAGGTTCATCCAGACAGGAATATGCCGGGATACCAACACCAACGGCAAGATATTCATTTGAAGTGGAAATATATTCCCGAGTTTCACCATCATAGCTATAGACGGTAATATTCCCCGCCTTCGTGGCAATAAGCTCGCTATTTAATACAGCGTTATCCATTATGCAGCCCTCACGATAAAGTTAAATGCAATATTTCGCGCACGTGTTTCCGTTGATGTTCTGGCAACACGTGATGCATCAAAATAATAATTCGCCTGTTTATATGTACCACCTGTCGCAATTGATGCGAGATTTGGTGTCAATGTTGAAGAGGTAAATGCGCCGACAGTATTATTATTTGGCCCCGTGGTCATATCCAAAAAGCTACCTGTAATATTTTGCAGCGTATCGCTCTGAGCACTCAATAACGCTCGCCCACTGTCCACTCCACGCCCATCATCCCAGCCACGAATAAACTCACCACGTAAATCAGGCAATTTATTTGTCGGGTAAGCCTTTGCCAGCTCCGGGTATTCTTCAGCAGAAAAAGCTGCACCATTGCATTTCAACCAGCCTGTCGGTGGTGTAGCTGAAGGCCACGGAACAGGCACACCAACCGGTAATGCAGAGCCTTCTCCCAAACCAACGTTTATGAAAATGCAGAAATAACGATCAAATGGCATCATTCCTGCTTTTGTCAGGGAGATCTACCATGCTTATTGGCTATGTACGTGTGTCAACAAATGACCAGAACACAGATCTACAACGTAATGCGCTGAACTGTGCAGGATGCGAGCTTATTTTTGAAGACAAGATAAGCGGTACAAAGTCCGAAAGGCCGGGACTGAAAAAACTGCTCAGGACATTATCGGCAGGTGACACTCTGGTCGTCTGGAAGCTGGATCGGCTGGGGCGTAGTATGCGGCATCTTGTCGTGCTGGTGGAGGAGTTGCGCGAACGAGGCATCAACTTTCGTAGTCTGACGGATTCAATTGATACCAGCACACCAATGGGACGCTTTTTCTTTCATGTGATGGGTGCCCTGGCTGAAATGGAGCGTGAACTGATTGTTGAACGAACAAAAGTTGGACTGGAAGCTGCTCGCGCACAGGGACGAATTGGTGGACGTCGCCCCAAACTTACACCAGAACAATGGGAGCAGGCCGGACGATTAATTGCAGCAGGAATTCCTCGCCAGAAGGTAGCGATCATCTATGATATTGGTGTATCGACTTTGTATAAGAGGTTTCCAGCCAGGATTATATAAAACCGCAGACACGCCGTATGCAAGACGTGCTGCGGTTGGCTGATGCACTTTCGAGAGTGTATGTATTGAATTATTTCCAGCCGTTACTGATTTTACGTATTTTTTGTATGAGAGGAGTTGCACCACCTCTTAAGCATAATTTGTTAGAATCATGGCAGCACAATAGCCATATATCCAATATAAAATACTTAACCTTCTAATCATTATGGAGTATTTGATCGCCGTATGGCCAGCCATTTTCCCCAGGAAGGGTCATACCTAACATTGGCATAATACTAAGTTGTCCAATGGTAAATCCTAGAGCACTTGTATTACTGATTCCGGCATAGGTCATATCAAGGGGGTTAGACTCTGAGCTGGACATAAAAAGATTTCTTGTGCCAATTCTATTCGCCATTGAGAACTGAATATGCCCACCAATTGTATTTACGGTGTCCTGAGATATCCAGTTGTTTAACGCGATAAATGGCGCCCGCCACCAGTTAAGCGTGCCATTCTCAAAACGCCCCCTCGTCATCTCAATATCTTCCCGAAACTGCTGCTTTCTGTCTCCCAAGACTACCGGGGTACCTGTTGTCAGGTCAAGGCAGTCCTCAATTACAAGATTAGTGGGGTTTGATGGGGTGTTGTAGATCTTAATGATTTTATGTACCTGTGTTCTGAAACAGAATCCGTAAATAATCATCTCCGTTGCTACAGAACGGGGAAAAAACTGGCCAATATCCAGTATAAATTTTTCCGCGATTCCCTTTGTTAAAACTGCAATTTCATAAAGACTCGGGTAACTATCATAAGTCAACTCCGGCTGCTGAACATCATAATAATTAACTTCATGTAATGAAGATAATGATACGGCAAGTAACTCCTTCACATTTATACCGATCATTGTTCCTCCTGCAAAGCCGAAACCAAACTCCATAATTTTTTCCGGAGATAGACGGTATATGTCATTGGAGCGAATAACTGATACCGGAATCGAGAATAGTTTAGGACAGTGATTTGTCATTACACTTTCATGCTGGGTGATTCTTGAGTCGCTTACGGCCCAGATACTTTCCCCTTCTTCCCTGTTTAGCCAGCAGGCTATTGCTGTCATTGAAAACCCCCTTTTAAGTAAAAAAATCAGATTCAGATAGTGCATACATAATTTAGTCAAGTCATCTCTTTTAAGACGCATTGAGAAATGGTTGCTCAAGGTGCGCCAGTGAACGCGCACGAAAATAACTTCTTGCATTTCCCATTACACTCTGACTTTAGGGCCGCGTTAGATTTTAACATGGTGGCCGTGCATCCATTTAAATTGGTAATCTGGAGAATGAGTAACGCTGAATAGATTAACAATCTATGCGACTAACGGCCCTTAAAAGCGCAGCTCATAACATCGAATTTTACCAGTTTAGTCATTTTTAAAAAGTGCCCGAAAAATGTTGTCCACGATTTGTGCTCTACGTCCCATCTTGACCTACTCCCTGATAATTCACTCAGAAGGCGGTTAGCAATGTCCGTTAAGTGCTCACAACGGACATTCAGCCCACTAAATCCGACCGTGTCGCTCAATATGCGGACAGGTTGTAGTGCTAACTGCATTGTAGCTGTGAGATTTCACCATCGATGGCTTCTATAACCTGTTTATAGCGGAGCATGACCTCATCATGAATCATCATTAATCCGCGGCCGTACTCTGTGGCTAGGATTGTGTATCTTTTCAGGTGTGCAAGATGTTCTTTGTTGCCAGTAATGTCACTTGCAACCTGCGTGGAGTCCAGCCGTTCGATAAGCGCATTATTGCCGCGATAGGAATCAATTAGGCTTCTTGCGCTTGTATAAAAAGCCACAATTTTTGAGAGTGTTTCTCTATGAACTTCAGGTAGGGATGCCGAGTTGGCTTCATAGAACGTGAAGTAGTTTTGAGTAATGGGGAAAATGTTATCGAACGGTGAGTTCCGGTCGTATTTTTCGATTTCTTCTGCCATTCTGGCCTGATACAGTTTAATCAGTGAGTCTATTTCCTCTCTGACACCCAATAGCGTTGTTATACGCTTCTCTCTGGCCGCTGTTGCCTGCTGTTTTGCCTGCTGTTTCACCTGAGTTGTCACTCCTATCATCGTGAAACAGCCACCTAAAAGAGCTGCTAAAAATGCGGAGATGAGATCTGAATATTCGTGCCAGAAGGTTAGCATGGCGAAAATTCCATTGGGTTAAATTATGTCTATTTAACCACATAATGATACGAAGATACCTTCCAAAATGTTGCTATGACCCCATCTGTTGTTGCCTGGCTGGTGACGTGTCTGGGTATTAGCACCGTGCTCTCTCATTATCTAAGTCTGGGCCAATCCTCGTTCATAACAGGCATTCACTTCAGTCATGGCAGAAAGGTATGCATGCTGGAGAAGTCATGAAAGAAAAGAAGACTTCTGCCTCGTTTGTCATCACTGTTATCTTCTCATTGATTATGCAGGTCATAGTGGGGACACACAAAGCTTTGTACTATCCGATAGTGGTTAAGGTGGATCACTCCCCCTTTTCATCAAGCCAATCCGCCCACCACTGCATCATTTCTCTGCGCTTATCGAGATACTGAGCATGGTTGTAAATACCGCGCACAGATCCGCCGTTGGCATGTGCCAGTTGCACTTCAATAGCGTCAGCAGGCCATTCGTGCTCGTTCATAATCGTGCTGAATTCATGCCTGAATCCGTGACCGCTTTCCAGACCCTCATAGCCGATTTGTTTGATCACAAGTAGCACCGCGTTCTCGCAAATTGGCTTCTTCTTATCGTTGCGCCCGGAAAAAACAAACTCTGATACTGGTTTAGTGATTGAGCTTAGTGTAGTGAGAAGTTCAACCACCTGGTCTGACATCGGGACCACATGAATTTTGCGTCCCTTCATTACACTGGCGTCGATGGTGATAATCCTGTTTTCAAAATCGACGTTCTTCCATAGCATGGAGCGAAGCTCTTTCGTTCTTAGGGCTGTGTAGCGCAAAACTTTAGTCGCAATGAGCGATACGATACTTCCTGAAAATGTTGCCAGTGCTTTATTGAATGCCGGGATCTGGTCTGCAGGAAGAAACGGGAAGTTTTTCTTGCGGTATCCCTTCATGGCGTCAGCAAGGTCAGGTGCCGGGTTATATTTAGCCCTACCAGTGACAATAGCGTAACGGAAAACCTCGCCGCATCTTCTGCGGGCTTTATTTGCTCGCTCCATTGCACCGCGATCTTCAAATCTGCGGATTACTTCCAGCAGTTGCATCGGCTCAATCTCCTGAATTTCAAGGCCGCCGATGATAGGTAAAATGTCGTCATCAAACATTTTTGCAAGTTCAGTCGCATACCCTACTGACCATACTTGCTTCTTGTGCTCGTACCATTCCTTGTAAATCGCACTAAATGAATTGTTGTTAGACGAAGCCTTTTTCGCCTTTACCGGATCGATGCCAACCGAGATGTCTTTCCTCGCAGTCCATGCCTTATCCCTTGCTTCCTGCAAAGTCATAAGCGGATATTTTCCGACGGTCAGGATTTTCTCCTTACCGTCAATCTTGTAGCGAAGCTGCCATACCTTTTTCCCGGATACAGGAACATAAAGGTACAGGCCATTACCATCGAGAAGGCGGTATGGTTTTTCTTTCGGCTTTGCTGCTTCAATCTGCTTAACGGTGAGCAT